CTACGAGGTTTTGCAACTCTTAAAACAGTCTGTTCTAATTTTTGAACTCTGTACCCATCCACAAAACCAATGCCTGGTGAAACGATGATATTATAAAAATCTGAATCGGCGCTATCTGCTGAAACTTCACAAGCAAAAGTTCCTGATGGGTCTTTAGAAATAAAATCACCAGAAATAGCAGATGTTCTATCGGCTAGCAACTTACCTAATTCATTAGTTTGAGAATCTTGTGTAATAATAGCTTCAGCAGCACCGTTGTTTATAGCCATAACAGGAATAAAAGTATCTGCTGATGTAATAACAGATTCTGTTACTAATGTTAATGTAATTTTGTATCTGTCTGCGCCAGGTGATGTGGTATTAAGTGTTGCTCCAGAGTTATCATATAACGCAGTGTCATCTGAAACTGTATGCACTTGTTCAACGGCTTTATAACCAACTGTTGCAGTTGGTTGAGTGTCATAAGGATCTAAAACGATTAGTTGTTTATCCGCCCTTAGGAAAAACCCATTTGCAAACATATTTAAATCTGGTAATTCTACTAAAGAACCTCTACCTATTGGAGTATTGGCGCTTCCAATTGTAATACTTCCAGAACCAGACCAAACGGCTTCAGGTGTAATAGTATCACCAGCAGAGAATACACTTCTTCCACTTTGATTGTCACTTACATATTCAACTAAAAGTGTATAACCAGGAGTAACAACGCCTGAACCAATATTTGTTAAAGCAGTTGCTTCAGCCTGAGTCAGCACTGCTTTAACTCTTACAGTGAGTCCATCACTATGAGATATTGTTTTACCCACAAGATCAGCAAATTCAGCAGCAGTTCCTGACCATCCTGATAAAACTATAAAATCAATAGCATTATCTCTAGCGGCTAGTGAACCTCCAGAAGCATTAATAATTGCTCCTTGCTTAAACATATAATTTCCAAGGCGTGCAACTTCTTTTTGAATAATAGTCTGCATTTGAGTAAGCTCTCTCGCTTGGAGTGCTCTACCACTATTAAAAAGAATTCTATGATAATCAGCGCTGTCAGTATAATCATCATTATAGACATCACTAAAAGTTGTGCTTGTTACTGAAGTTGCCATTTTAAACCCTTAAATTTGGAAGATAATCTTAATATCATCATTACTTTCAATTGTTCTATCGATTGCCGCCCTGTTATCTATATACAGTACTTCACCTGTATGAATATCAACCTCTGGATCGGTAAATGAAGCTATTGTCGCAGATCCACCACTTGTTGAAGTTAGTCCTGCGCCAGTAGTAAAATTAATAAAACCGGTATCTTCATTTTGGTGATACCATATTCTTAAATTTGCTACGTCGATATAATCTATATATGCTTGCGCTGTCCCACCCGCTTCTGTTTTTGAAAGCGTGTCATCTATAGCAAAGTTTGTTACAGAATTAACTGTCATATATCTTAATGCTCTTCCGAGCGTATCTGTAAAGTTACTATCACCTATATAACCATACGGTTGAATGTTTTTATAAATGCCGATTTGGCGATAGTCATTATCTACTACAAGATCTCCTGAACCATTACCAGTAAAATCAACAGAAGTCATCACAGCACTAACGCGTAAATCATTTTTAGTATCGACACCTAGACCTGCTTTTGGTCCAAAAATTGGAACAATCTCGGCTCCAGATCCCCCACCGCCAGTAACTGAAATATTAGCATAATCATAACCTTTACCGTATGCTACAGGTAAAACATCTACAATTTGAGAATTAAATAATACTGGTGTAGCAGCAGCTGCGCTATCTTCATTTCCTATAATATTAATAGTAGGCGTACTGCTATAACCTGAACCTGAATTAAGAATTCTATAACCTAATATTTGTCCAGAATCTGATGCCGAATCTGCATCATTTACAGGCATATAAGCTGAAGTAACAAAATTTGTAAAGTCTGCATTTGATAGTGTATAAAGATAACGCCATGTGTATCCATCAGACATTGTAACAGGAGTTTTTCCTGTATGTACCGGCTTTTGATTTGATACTACAGCTTCACCATTTGCATTTTTGCCTTGTTTTAAACAAACATAAACATTTCTATCACTGGTAATTACATAATAGGAAGTTGTTGGATGAGCAGCAATATTATCATTGTAACCACTATAAACAGTATTTGTTATCCACGTATATTTTGGAACTGTAAATTTAAAATCTGTTCCGACTTTACCTACAGCCTGTACGCTATATCTAAAAAGTCTTTCTTCTCTTTCAGTAACCTCAGGTGTTCTGACAGTGTCACTTCCCGTTTGCCACTGCTCAGATTTACCAATAGCAATATAGTATTCATTTGCGCTAGAATCTATGTCATTGTAAATATTTTGAGAAAGCTTTCTTCTTAATCTTTCTGTAATAATTGCAGTCATATTAAAATCCTGTTATGTAGAAGTTACTGTTGTATTTGAAAGGTCTGTGCTTACCATAAACCACTTTGCTGCTGTAGCCGACCAAACAATAATTGCAGAACCACGAGCTTGTATTGTAAACGACGTTCCACCAGCTGGAGTGCTTATATTAGAACTTGTCGCATTCACGGTAAGTGTGCCTGCGTTAATGTTAACAAATATTTTTATTTCTCCATCAGCAGAACCGTTTAACATAGTCAACGACTGAGCAGTCGCTTTATTTGAAAATACCAAAGCATTTGAAGTTATAGATTCACTTCCTGTATATAGTACAGGACTAAATGAAGCAGCAGCGAATCTAACTGATCCGACAGCAGATTGAGTTAAATTATATAGCTCATCAAAGTTATCATTAATTTTGTCACCCGCAGTCCTTAACGGATCACCAGTTCCATCGTTAGCTGTAGAGCCTAAATTTAAAGATTGCTTTGCCATGATTTACCTTTTGATTTGATTAGTGTTATTTATATTAGTTATTGGTGTCGATCTTTGTCAAACGTATCAAAGATTGTATTACTCAACAACATATCGCTATCATCGAGAGTTGCGCCATCAACATCTAAGAATTCTTGTAGCGTAGCATAGTTATCAGCGATATTACCAATAAGTGTTGCTGATTCCACTCTTTGTGTTTTATAAACATCAAAGAATCCAGTAGAACTACTATCGTTCTGATAAACAATTTCATTATATTGAGAGCCAGTATTGATAGTTGAAGTAGCACTATCCGCAAACGCAAAGTTACCTGATTCATAACCAACGTCAGCAGAATCATAAACATATGTTGTTGGGTTATAATAACTAGTTCCAAGTGATACTATCGCTGAAGATATTACATTAGTTACAACCGTAACTTCTGGAACAATATCAGGCATTTCTGGATCTACTAGTCCTGCATAAGAATATGCATCTTTACCGACTTGATCATTTACCGAAACAATTTGCACTGTGCCTTCTAAATACATTCCTGCCGGATGTGCAAATAATTTATAATTATCAATCCATGTAGTTACGTTTAGACCAGCTTTAATTAAAATAGCTAATTCTTGAAATAATTTATCATTAGTTATTTTGCCGCCAGTTGGTCCTATTACTAAAGAGGTTGATTCTAAAACACCGTCTTCATTTTTTACTGATTGCTGAGTTTTAAGTATTTGTTCTCTCGGATACGTAACATCAACATCAATATTATAAAATGCCCTGAAAAACTGTTGAATACCATATAAACTACCTTTGGATCTATATAAGGTATTTGAAAACTTTGCAGCTTCTCTTTTGTTAAACCACCCTTGGAAGTAAGCTTTTCCTAATAATAATTCATCTTCTAAAAATTCTAATAAAGAATCATCTATTTCCGTTACATCACGAGTTCTATTTAATTTTTGAATTCTATCATTAGGCTCATTTTCTTGTATTAAAAACTCGTAATAAGCCTCTAATAAAGCAATAAGTTTTGGATAATCCGATAAAAAATGAGCAGGTACTACATTATTAATCTCTGCCATATGCAGATTAAGCTCGCGCCTATTATTATCAGTAAGAGTTTTATCTAAATATGACATTTTTATTAATTTTCGGCTGATGTAGTAATTGCATTAACTATTGAATCGGCTTCATCGTATTGAATTATATTATTACGTGTAGGAACTATAGCACTTTGATTTGCCGGTAAAACAGATATTTTAATATAATTTACATTTCCAACTAATGCTGTAGGATTAAAATAGTTTATTGTAATAGTGTCATTTGAAAATGAACCTATATTGTCAACAAGAACATTTCCGTTATCAGCAACAATTTGTAAAGTATTAGAACTAAATTTATTTTTTATGGTGCAAGTCTGTCCTGAAAATGTGAATATAGATGACGTCACAATATAAACATCATCATCAGAAACAGCAATGTTATTTGGATATCTTAAAGTAGTGCTAGTACTATTATCTACTGCAGTCAATGCAGTTCTAATAGCATTAAAACTTAATGACGAATATGTGCTTAGACCTGTATTGTAAATTAAGTTTGCAGCATCATTATATTTATTTTTTGAAACAGCGATTACTACTTTAGTCATCAAATCATCTGGCAAAGCTAAAATATCAGTAATATCATTATTAATTGTTCGTATTAATGTTGGTGCTGTTGGCACAAATCTTTTTTGCATTTTTACTGTTTGACGGCTAGATAATATAGATGGATCAACATCATCAACAATAGTTAAAACTGGAGAGCGTCTAAACGCTTCATTAAACTTACCAGTATTGTTAGTAAAGTATTCTGCAATTTTAGAAGCTGTTTTTGTTTTTAATCCATTTTTTGATAATGATGTCTGATTTGGATTATATTGAAAGCTTGTTTCTAATTGAATAAATGTGATTTCTGGATCTACGAACCTGAGTCTAAACGAAATAACTTGTAATTGATTTGCTAGTTCTATAATAGATGTTTTTATACTTCTTTGAATAGCTCTTGATATATCATCATCAAACACTATAGAAACATAAACAGCTCCAAATTCTGGATCTAAATTATCTTCTCCACCCCATGAAGAAATATCATTAATATAATTAGAAAAATTCTTTAAAATTAATGCAGAATAATCTTCATTTGTTACCATTCTATTTTGAGATGCGTATTGAAATGGTGCATTTTTTCTAATAGATTCGATAGTTTCAGATTCACCGCCGCCTGTTGAAATAGTTTGTGTTACCACTTT